CGGTGGCGGTGGCGGTGGTGCTTCTACTGGTGGTACTGCTGGCTCAGGTGGCCGCGGAGAAGTTCGACTTTACTACTAAGGAGTAATTATGGCTATTAGATACGAATACAACTCAGTCTGCTGCGGTCATCACTATATGGAGACACGCAATGCAGATGATGCTCAAGTTGTGACTAAGTGCAATGTCTGCGGTCAGGGTGAGTATGAGCTGACGACACAGACAGAGATTGAAACTATTGCCGAGCCTGTCTATCAGGTGTCAGCAGAAGAACTAGAAACCCCAACGGAGGAATAATGGCAACGCTAAAAGATATGGTTGACGAAGTACGCGCCAACCTTGCTGGATATACTATGCGCCAAGACCGTATTACTTATCTTGCCAATACAAGTGGTATTACTACCACTTCAAGTTCGATTCAGATAGGTTCCTCTAGTAATCTTGCTAAGGGCATTATTGAAATTGACGATGAACTGATTTGGGTTGATTCGTTTGATAAGACTTCCAGCACGCTCAACGTAATCCCAGGGTTTGGTCGTGGGTATTCTAATACCTCTCCAGCCCCACACGCTCAGTATGCTCAAGTAACCCTATCTCCAACTTTTCCTAGAGTAACAATTAAGCAAGCCATTAACGATACAATCAACTCCGTCTTCCCAAAGTTATGGTCTATCCAATCTACAACATTTACTTTTAATTCAGCCGTATCTACTTATGCTTTGCCAGATGATGCCGAAGATGTGCTGGCTGTAACTTGGCAAACAATTGGACCTACTAAAGAATGGCTACCAGTTAAGCGTTGGAGAATGGATGGTATGGCAAATGCCGCAGCATTCAACTCTAGCTCTACAGTAACAATCTATGATGGAGTTACCTCTGGACGAACAGTTCAAGTGTGGTATACATCACAGCCAAGTACACTTGATTCAAGCACGGAAGACTTTGCAGATGTAACTGGATTGCCAGAGACTTGCCGAGATGTTATTACCCTTGGTGCAGCCTACAGACTTCTGTCATATCTTGATGCTGGTCGTATCAACCTTACCTCTGCCGAGTCAGATAATGCTGATACAAAGATTCCATCAACTGCTGGTGTTAGTGCTTCTAAATATCTTTTTGCTTTGTATAACCAGAGACTTCAAGATGAAAGCGCAAGACTCTATGGCAAGTACCCTACAAGAATCCACTACACACGCTAAGGAAAACAAATGACACGTAGATATTCAAGCACCAGCGTAGAGACAACGCTTTCAACAGGTATATCTTCTACTGCAACAACAATGGTAGTAGCAACAGGAACTGGGTCATCTCTGCTTGGTAACCAGACCCTTAATGCTGGCAACGTAGATCAGTTTACGCTTGCTATTGACCCAGATACAGCAAACGAAGAGATTGTTTTTGCTACAGGATTAGCATCAGATACCTTTACAATTGTTAGAGCACGGGCTGGAACATCAGGAATTACACACTCTGGTGGAGCAACAGTCAAGCACGTACTCACATCTAACGACCTTGATTACTATACATCTGGTGTTGATAATGCAATTACCCTTACTGGTACTCAAACACTTACTAATAAGACGCTTACAAGTCCTACAATGACTGCTCCCGCACTTGGAACTCCAGCATCTGGAACTCTTACTAATGCTACTGGATTACCACTAACTACAGGTGTAACTGGGACTCTTCCAGTAGCCAACGGTGGAACTGGTGTAACAACTTCAACTGGCTCTGGAGCCAATGTGCTTGGAACTAGCCCAACCATAGCCACTCCAACAATCACTGGTGGCACCAACACGGGCAGTATCCTTGTAGCACCAGAAGAGCGCACTACAGTATCTGCTACTGCTGCAACTGGAACTGTTGCCTTTGATGCGGTAACTCAGGGAGTTCTGTACTACACAACTAACGCCTCTGCTAACTGGACACTCAATATCCGTGGCAACTCAGGCACTACACTTAGCTCATTGCTTGCTGTAGGAGATGCTATCACTGTTACTTTTTTGGTTACACAGGGTGCAACTGCTTACTATAACAATGTTCTACAAATTGATGGCTCTACTGTTACTCCAAAGTGGCAAGGGGGAACTGCGCCAACTGCTGGTAACGCATCATCTATTGATGCCTATGTCTATACGGTAGTTAAGACAGCAGCAACACCTACATACACAGTCTTTGCTAGCCAAACGAAGTTTGCATAATAGATGAGTCCGATACTAGGAGCAAGAGGCGGTCTTTCAGCATCTGCCTACGGATTATTTAGCCTGCAATCAACCAACTCTTACGAGTCTATCTCTACCGTTACAGTTGGTTCAGGTGGATCTACAACAATTTCTTTTAGTTTGATTCCATCAACCTATAAACATTTGCAGATTCGCATTATGTCTAGAAGTAATAGAGCAACATTTCCTGTAGATGACCCAGTTATGCAACTTAACGGCGATACTGGAAGTAATTACACTAATCACACAATTTATGGAGATGGTGCTACTACTGGTACTTTTGCATCAGCACCACGAAGCAACATTAGAGGTGCAGGAAGTTTAGCATCATCTGCTGGTTCAGGTTGGTCGGCTGGAGTAGTGGATATTCTTGATTATACAAATACAAACAAATACAAGACTGTAAGATGGCTACAAGGTTTTGATACAAATGGAACTGTTGCAGGATTTGGTGGACTTGTTGTTTTCACTTCTGGTTCTTGGATGAATACTGCTGCGGTTACTTCAATTTCTTTTGAGGTTGAAGGATCAAGATCTTACACAGAATACTCATCCTTCGCACTCTATGGAATTAAGGGGTAACAATGCCATCAACTTATGACAAGATAGCGACATACACGGCTCCAAGCGCCGTAACTTCCTACACTTTTACCTCAATCCCAAGCGCTTACACAGACTTAGTCCTAGTAATAAATGGCAGTTTCTCAACCGCTACTACTGGCTATGTCTCTTACAGAGCTAATGGTGATACTGGTAGCAATTACTCTTATACTCGTTTATACGGTGATGGCACATCTGCTATATCTGGACGCAACAGCAATAAAACCTTAGGAGCATTTGACGTATTTAATAGCGGCACTGAGCGTTGGATGGTCACTGCAAATTTTATGAATTATTCGAATAGCACAACAAATAAAACTATTATTTCAAGACAAAATAATGCCTCAACATTGGCAGGCTCTGTCGTAAATCTATGGAGAAATACAGCAGCAATCACTTCTGTAACTTTGTTAGAAGAAACAGGACTATCTTTTGCTACAGGTACTACCTTCGCTCTCTACGGAATAAAGGCGGCCTAACAATGCCTACATTTACACAAATTGGTACAGCCGTAACCGTTGGATCAGGTGGGGCGGCAGATATTACCTTCAGCGCTATACCTAACACTTACACGGATTTAGTCCTTAAATTAACTGCTCGTAATTCAGGCAATGATGTTGATAATGTAATAACACTTAATACTTCAGTCTCTAAAAATTCAGGCATCCGTCTATATGGCAACGGCTCTGGATTTGGATCTGATACTGTTGTAGGTGGTGGTCTTGCAACACCTTCAATTGCAACTGCTAATACTTTTAGTAATACTGAATATTATTTTCCTAACTATACTGGTAGCACCAATAAAACAGTTTCTATTGACGCGGTTAATGAAAGCAATAGCACAAATGCGTTTTCTAATCTATCAACTCAATTATTTACACTTACTTCAGCAATTACAGAAATCAAATTAACACCAAACAGTGGTACTTATGTCCAATACTCAACCGCCTACCTATATGGAGTATCAAATGCCTAATCCAACACGAATCGAAGTCAACTGCACTACTGGTGAAGTTCTTGAAATTGAACTCACCGATGCAGAAGTAGCGCAGCGCGAAGCAGACCGCCTTGTTGCAGAACAAGAACGCGCAGAGCGTGAGGTTGCAGAACAGGCTAAGGCCGATGCTAAAGAATCAGCTATGACAAAGTTAGAAGCGCTTGGACTATCAAGCGAAGAAGTTGCAGCACTCCTTAACTAAGGAGATTAAATATAATTACAAACATACTAAGGAGTAATAATGGCTTATGGCGATGATATAACCGAAGGATTACCTTATGTATTATCCAACCCTGTTGGTGCTATCAGTTACTCTGCTAATGCTGAGTCATACGATATAGCAATTAATAATATGCCATTCTTCCTTAATACTGGAGATGAGTTCCCATATAGTAGACAGACTTCTCAATATCGCAAGCAACAGATTGACCAGTCTAACGAACCTGGCGAACAGTCAATTACTGGCTGGTGGGTTCGTGCTCAATCATCATTTCACAATGGCAGTGGTATCAAATTCTATGACCCATCTGTTGGTGAATCGGTAAGTTATCGCTTTGCTGATAGTAAGGGTGTTGATGTTTGGGAGAAGGGTGGAGTAACTTTACTTAAAGATGTAGTTAATACTCACGCCACTACTGGCGCTGTGGTTGGAACAGACCATCAGCACCCAAACCAGCACGTTCGCTCTATCCAATGGGGTGGCGTTAATGGTGTACTACTACACGATGAGTTTGATGTAGACAAGATTTACCCATCAATTACTGTATCTATTACAAATAAGGCTTTAACTACTAACGTAGCCACTCTTACAACATCCTCAGCACACGGACTTACAGTTGGTATGACCATTACAATTACAAACGTCGATGCTACGTTTAATGGTGAGTATCGTATTACAGCCGTACCTACAACTACGACTTTTACCTATGCTAAGACAGCATCAAATGTAACTTCTACCGCTGTGTCTCCAGTTGGTACTGGTGTAACCAACCCAGTAATTCACTTTATTGACTATATCTCTGGCACTGACCGCAAGGTACACGCTATCTGTGATGATGGAGTAAATGCTTATTGGGTAACTAATAAGACATCAGGCGGTAATCAACGCCTTACTATGTTTAAAAAGCCATTGACTGGTGACTCAATTACTGGTTCGTCTAATCCATCTGCTACTGGTGACGTTACTCAGATGTTCCAAAGCGGAGATGAAGAAATTATCTACGCTGCTATGGAGTTTATTAAAGACCGTATTATCTTATGTGTTAATAATAAAGTTTATGAATTTCCAACTAATGCAGATGCAATTGGTGATGGAACATTAGTCTACACGAATCCAAACACTAACTACCATTATACTTCTATTGCTGCTTCTGGTCCTGCTATCTACACAGCAGGTCACTCAGGTATCTACTCAACTATTCAGAAGTATACTCTTACTACATCTGGTGCACTACCTACTCTTACATCAGCCGTAGTTGCTGCTGAATTGCCAGCAGGTGAGATAATTGAAAAAATATATTACTACTTAGGTTATATGATGATTGGTACTAACCAAGGCATTCGCGTTGCTGCAATCAATGATCAGGATGGTTCACTTAGTTACGGTCCACTTATCTTAGAAACAGTGCAGCCAGTCTATGATTTTGCTGCACGTGACCACTATGTATGGGCATCTACAGGTGTTGGAGCACTTGATGGTGGACTTACACGTCTTGATTTAAGTAATGAATTAGAACCACTTCGCTTTGCATATGCAAATGATTTGCAGGTAAGTCAAAGTACAGAACACTATACAACTGGTGTTGCATTTCTTGGTACAACTAATCGCCTTACTTTTTGCACAGAGCATAATACAACAGATGGAGCAATCTATCTTGAATCCGCTAGCACTCTTGTATCTTCTGGGTATATAACTACTGGAAAAATTAGATATGGTACTTTAGAAAATAAAGTATTTAAGATTCTTAAGCCCCGCATTGACAACACCAATGGTGGATTGACCATTAAATCTATTGACACCGCTGGTATAGAATATGGAATTGGAACTTTTGCTCAAGGTGACTTTACCCCAGAAGTTTCGGTCAGCTATCCTGTTGGCGCCCAAGAGTATGTTTCTTTTAAGTTTGAAATATCTCGTTCCTCAACTAACTCTGCAAGTGGTCCCATATTCTCTGGCTATCAACTTAAGTCATTGCCTGCAGTATCACGACAGAGATTAATAACCTATCCTCTTGCCTGTTATGACAGAGAAAAAGATTCCTTTGGCAATCAAGTTGGACACGAAGGTGCAGCGTATGAAAAACTAGCATTACTGGAAACAGTAGAGAGTGTTGGAGATACAATCCGTGTCGAAGATTTCCGTACTGGAGAATCATACCTTGGTATTATAGAGCAGTTACAGTTTATAAACAGAACCCCGTCAGACAAACGCTTCTCTGGATTCGGTGGAATCCTAGTAGCAACTATCCGTACCATCTAATCGCCAGGAGTATAATATGACCGCAGCAAATTGGGCTGGCTTAATCTTATCTGTTATCGCAATAGTATCAGCATTCGCTGGTTCTGTTAGATGGCTGGTTAAGCATTATCTATACGAATTAAAGCCCAATTCAGGCTCAAGCCTCAAGGATTCGGTCATTAGACTAGAAGAAAAAGTTGAGATACTCTATCAGATTATGATTCAAAAGAAATGAGTTCAAATGAAACCTGTAGCCAAGAAAGCCACACCTGCTGCAATTGCTGTTCTGCGTCAAGCAACGGCTATATCACCGAATCGGGTCAAGGCCAGCGATGGTCTCCTTCCTTCTGCTGCTCATATAAGTCAGAGTCCTAATAGTGACCACAACACTGGCTTTGCTGTAGATCTCACACACGACCCTGCACACGGAATTCACTGTAGTGATATCTATGAGAAACTCAAAGATGATGAGCGAGTTAAGTATTTAATCTTCAAGGGACAGATATGGTCACTAGCCAAAGGCGACAAGCCTTATACTGGTAGCAACCCTCACAACAAGCATTTACATATATCAATCAAAGATAACTGTGGCAATGATACATCGCCTTGGTTCCCTTGGTTGGGAAAACCCAAAACCATCAACAAGGTTAAGGCAGCAGTTAAGCCCCTACCTAAAAAGAAGGAGAACAAATGAAGAAGTTACTAACCCCCAAGCAGGTCAAGGCTATCAAGTCTTGGGCTACAGCGGTTGCCGCAGTTGCGGTATTCTCAGGAGTCCAACTACTGACAGAGTTAGCCCCACAGTACGCAGCCTTAATCGCTGCCCTGGTTGCTCCAGCCCTCAAGTGGGCAGATAAGAACGACGACGCATTTGGACTAGGCTCCAAAAAGTAGTCCTTATAAGCCTTTAAAGGCCCTTTTGAGACAAGAAACCCCCTTACCTTAGATATTATCTAGGGCGAGGGGGTCTTTTGTCGTTTCTAAAAGCTTTTAATCGAAGTCATACTCGTCCCAAAAGTTTTCTTCTTGCTTAGTTTTTCTTGTATCTTTGATTGTCCAGGCGAGTGCTTCCAGTAGATGAAAGATTGTCACACCTAGGGTTGCTGCCAGTGCTGTCTCTAGAAAAGAACTTGACATAGTACTCCTTCGATATTATATTAATATATATATTATAAAAGGCCGAAGGCCTTTATATAAGTACTATTATTAAGTACTTAATACTAAGTATACACGGACAATCCAAGAATGGAAGTTTTCTTTACCAATCAAAAACTTGACAAATCCCAACGGTAGGGGTATACTACCCCAATGAGTATACAACTAGGAGAATATACACTGCCCGAGCACGTAAGTTACTCGGCAATCACAACGTACATCGACTGTGGGTACCAATACTACCTTGGTCGATTGTTACAACTACCTGAAGAACCATCTGTATGGTCTACGGGAGGCTCTGCTTTTCACAGGGCTACTGAAGAGTACGACAAGGCAACACTATGACAGACGCAGGAACCTACTTTAAGGAAGCCTGGGACATAGAACTTGGAGACCAGGACTTAACCAACGCACGCGTTAGTGGCACAGCAACTAAGGCTAATCCAAACAAGGAAGATGTAAACTTTTGGCTAGAGACAGGACCCAAGTGGGTCCAAGGATACATCGACTGGCGCAACGCTAACCCAGATTGGAAGATTTGGACAGCACCAGATGGCAACCGATCCATAGAGTTGGGGCTGATACCAGAATTTGCTGGTGTTCCAGTCAAGATGGTTATCGATAGAGTCTTTGAAGTCAACGGTGAGTTAGTTATTGTTGACCTAAAGACATCGAAGACAACACCAACCAACCCTCTTCAACTAGGATTCTACAAAGTTGGACTGCAAAAGCAGTTCGGCATTGATATTAAATGGGGAAGTTACTGGATGGCCCGTAAGTTTGGGATATCATCTATGGTTGACCTCTCCATATACACAGAAGAAAAGTTAGAGTACTTTGTTGAAAACTTTGATAAAGCCAGAAAGTCTGGTATCTTTTTACCCAACACAAACAACTGTCAGTACAAGTGTGGCTTGACCGCACACTGTCAGTTCTCCACGAAGATAGGAAAATAAATGTCAGAAGACTGGAAACTTCAGGTATCATACAAGACTCCTGCTGGAGATATGATTAACGTCCGAGCTCAGACGGCAGATGAACTAAGTGTTCTTCTTGAGGGCGTCGGAGATTATTCCACGCAGATCGCAGCAGTACAACGTCTGGTTGTTGGTGCGTATACAGTAGCCCCTTTGGGGACACCAAGTTCAACTCCAAACATCGCAACGTCTGGCTCCTCCGCAACAGCCCAGGTGCTGGTTCAGTCTCTTACACCGCCACCAAGCGCAGTGACCCCATCGGGAACAGCGTCACCGACGTGCGTACACGGACCGAGAATCTTCCGTCAGGGGATGAGCGCCAAGACTGGGAAGCCTTACGCATTCTGGGCTTGTCCGACACCCCAGGGTACACCTGACCAATGTAAACCAGTTAACTAAACAACTAACGAAAGGCAACAAATGAGTATTTGGGATAACCCAGAATTTAAAAGCGATGGTGGCACATATGTCAACTTCGAAAAGATTGGCGATTGCGTAGAAGGCACAGTACTAAGTGTCGGATTGCAAACGTGGAAAGATGGAACCATCGCACCAAAGATTGTAGTGCATACAGTTGCAGGTGAAAGAACACTTACCGCTGGTCAAGTACGCTTGAAGATGGCACTAGCAGAGAAGCGTCCAGAACAGGGTGACTACTTGTCTGTCAAGTTTGTAGCAGTCGAAGATCGTGGTGGCGGTAAGACGCTAAAGCACTTCGAGGTTGATGTCCGTAAGCAGTTGGAATCACAACCACCGTTTTAATATATTAAACATAATCTAATTAGGAAGGGGACCAAATGAGAACGTTGGTACGTTCAGTAGGACGAGCATCGATTGGTGGAGAACCTTTACCTAGTTGCTTCAAAGCGTTTGAATCTAACAAGATTATTATACGACGCTCTGAGGTTTCAATGTTTGCAGCAGCACCAGGAGTAGGTAAGTCAACGTTAGCGTTGGCTCTTGCTCTTAAGATGCGAGTGCCGACGTTATATATCTCAGCAGATACAAATGCACACACAATGGCTATGCGATTAGCTTCGATGATTTCAGGAAAATCTCAATCAGATGTTGAGCAAATGCTCACCAGCGATACAGGTTGGACTAAGGCAATACTTGCCAAGGGGTCACACATTGTTTGGTCGTTTGAATCAGCACCAACGCTAGAAGATATAGCCGAAGAAGTGCAAGCATTTGAGGAACTATGGGGTTGTCCACCAGTTTTAATTGTTGTGGACAACCTTATGGATGTAGCAACAGATGGTGGCGAAGAGTTCGCCTCGATGAGAGCGATTATGAAGGAGTTGAAGTATCTTGCTAGAGCAACTAATGCAGCGGTGGTCGTATTACACCACACGTCGGAGGCTGTACAAGGTTCTCCTTGTCAACCTAGAAGTGCTATACAAGGAAAAGTCGCACAACTACCAGCCCTCATATGTACGCTTGGCGTCGTCGGGACAAGTATGGGAGTTGCGCCTGTCAAGAACCGCTATGGCAGAGCAGACGCAAACGGAACGCTAATGACTTGGGTTGCATTCAATCCCGAGTATATGTTTATGGACGATATACCAGAAAATATTTAGGAGAAACTTATGGAAAAGACATTACCGATTATTAAGCAAGAAGCCTACCTGCTTGGCTGGCAAGATGCAGCAGGTGCCATAACAAAAACGTTTGAACAAGCACTACGCACAACGATTGAATCTATTGCGGTACCTAACTTTGGAGATGAGAATGACAACAAGGAAGAGTCACAAAGCACGGGGAGCGACGTATGAAACCGACATCAAAGATTACTTTAGAGGACTTGGATACGACGCTGAACGCCTTGCAAGACGAGGTAGTAAAGATGAAGGAGACGTTGTCGTCCGTTCGGATTTCATTGGTGCAACAATTGGCATACTTGAATGCAAAGCACCAGGTGCGGGTAACGCAATCAACC